CAAAAGACACGATTTGCTGAAGTGCCGTTTGATTTTCAGAATCAATTAATCTCAATTTTAATTCCGTTCTATCCGGAGAAATTTCTTCAATCTTTAAATATTGCTCTTCATAGCTACCAATTAGATTTTTAAAGAAATTAACTATAATAGTATAATTTCCTGTTTGTATATCTAAATCTCGTAGTTGTCTAGCAATATCAATAACTACTGGAGATGAATTGAATGTGTATTGTAATCCGGTACTATCAAAATATACAGGGGTAGTTGGCTCTAGATCAGTCCAATGATTTCCTGTTAGCCACACATCCAAAGAATATAAATGAAATTCGACTCGACTACCACCCGCGTTTGTAGTGATTTCTGGTACATATGAATATCCAGCAGATTTAAATAAATTTTTTGTTGTAATTGGATATCGATCGGCAGATATTGCTAATCGGCTGTCTTGTATCTGGTCGCTATTTTTATATTGATTAAGCATTTAGTTCACCATATAAATCTGTATTCTGTGTAGCATCTGAAATAACCCAATATGATGCACCAGGTACTATAAATAATCCAGGTCCGGCACCTGTTGCGGCTACTTGGAACGTGGTACCACGATCGAATTCACTTCGGGGAACTGTTATGTCTACATCTAAAGACCTTTGTTCACCGGCTTCGATATTCTCTTCTGGAAAATATATCCCATTACCCGGACTCCAATTTCTTATTAATCCGGTATCCGGCTGCGTCCTAGCAAATGCAATATACATGTTACGATTTGTAACATTTCTATTTTCTACTGTTATTCGCAGTCTGAATCGTAATGGTACATTTAAATCAGCTATTTGCTGAGTAACATAGTATTTATTTGTTTGAGGCTGTAATCCGACTTCTGCCACGCTAAATTCAATTCCGAATGGCTCGAAAGTACCATTACCCGGCATTTCATATGACTCAGCCGGGGTATATCTAGCAAACGCAATATCGTCAGAACCTAAATTTAAATCAATATTAGGAACTACATCAGTAACAACTTCTCTCGTAGGGAACGTGAAATATCTAAATTGAGTATCAACAGAATTAATAACACTTCTTTTAGTGTATCTTTCCGTAACCGTTTCAATAACAAGTTTTTGATTATCTTCTTGACCAGAATACAAGATCATATTACCGTTATCATCGCGTTTGATTATATCCGGGTTATTTGATCGAGCTGTTATACCATTATTAATATAAAGATTAAAATCTGTCATTATCTAATTACTTTAAAATAATATTCATCGTCAATTCGTTGCTCGGTAAAACCATCTACAATTTTAAATTCTAAACGGTAATAGCGTTCCGGCATAAATCCATTCATATCTAGATAAATGAAATTACTAGTAGAATCGCAACTAACTTTATTATAAATATTATCAAAAGGAATTATGACTTCATCTGTAGCCGCATCTCTGATTGAGTAATATGTTGTTTCCGGCAAACGCTTTACTGTTTGCATTGGATAAAGATTTAAAGGAGATTTTCTAGGATATTTATCTCGGCCGTATACTCTAACCTTAACAATATCAGCATCACGATATTCTGCTTTTAATTTAGTATACATTGTATAAGATTCTAAATCTATTTCCGTTAATGTATTATCATATTCAGAATTATCCCAATACATGGTTAATTTAGGAACATAAATAGTATGAGTTTCACGACTAAAGAATCTGATATATCCTTGTTTATTATTATCAGCTTCATCAGCTTCAGAAAATTTCAACAAGAATCCGTTGTTTTCTATAGTTTTGCCGCCTGACCCAGATATCCATAATTGAACTGCTTCGGTAACATCCATATTGATATCAGTTGGTCTGTAAGAAAATGATTCTGATTCGTCAAGACCTGGCTGAAAGAAATATGATGAATTAAATGATGATGTATTAAATATACCTGATCCACTTTGATATAGCCATGATCCGCCTTCGCCAGATCCGGTAACATATAAAGAAGATCCGTTAATTTGTATGTCTTGACTTCCTGATATCCAATTGGAACCGCTTAACGGATAATTCCATGAAACACCATCAGTTGTAATAGGACTATCATTTTCAAACCCAGTACCATTAATCCATTCTTGTCCAACTACATTTGCATCGATAGTATACTCAGCCGGTAAATTTTTTGCATGGGTTGTATATAATTGTAAAACAAATTTACAGTTTTCTAACGCTACATTATATTTAGCCAAAGTATCCGTGATTTCGGACATATCAAACTTTACAACAGATCTAGATTTCTGAAGTGTTTCTCCGTCAGTGCTTAAACGTTTTCCGACTTCCAATACTTCATCTATGCCGGTATTAATATTCGGCGCCGATTCATATAAAGTCGCATCTTTCTCTGCGTAAAATATTCTAAACATAATTATTACCTTATGATCCTGAACCTGTACTTATCATTAAGAAACTACCACTTCTCCATAATTGTCCGTTAACTGCCGGATCTGAAGTTGGTAACGAAGCCGTATAAATAAATGCAGTTCCTTCTGAAATAAATGTATCTGTAACAGAAACATAATTAATTGAAGCTGATGTTGCGATTGCATTTGACCCGGAAAGATATGAAGCCGAAATTGCGTTACTGGCAGTTACTGAATATGAAGCAGATACTGCATTTAAAACATATGACGCAGTTTGTGCTGTTTCTACATATGATGCTGTCGATGCAGTTCCTGTTAAATTTCCAATTAAACTGCCTGTTATATTAACAGATCCAGATAAACTTAAGTTTTCTACTTCATTACCGGTTAAAACATCATATAAATCTGAAACAAAACTTGCAGAAATAAGTCCCCCAGCTGTTATCTGTGCCCTATTGTCAGATAATACACCCATTATTGTCCTTTTAATATAAATATAGTATTAGTAATTTACTACTCTACCTTTTATATCAGAATCTGGAAATTTCACTTCAAATATACTAGGATCTAAAGATGGATAGATAATACCATTCTTTGTAGCAGAAGATAAATCGTAGGCATTCCCGGAGTATCCTAAATCAGAATCAATTTTATTATTCATAATAACACCAACGACATTTTGCACTCCTTCGGTGTTTGCTATAACGTTAACTACTTCTGATTTTACAATCGGTTGATTAATTTGCCAACGATCAATATTAAAAAATTCTTTAACATTATTAATTGTTCGTAATAACACGTCATTGCTATTATAATTTGACTGTACCGTTATTTCAAATTCTACACCTATATTAATTATATAGGCATCCTTTATATTAATTGCATCTGTTAGTATTCTATAATAATCTAGGTATGATTTTAAATTTTCTTTAACTGCTGGATTCAAAGCTGTTAACTGTTTAGATGCATTATATCCTAAAACATACATGTTCATTGCTAGTGGATTCTGAACTCGTGCTTCAATTTGTTGTTGTTGTGAAATTTGATCATCTGGCACAATATATGCTTTTGCTACACTTCCAAATCTTGTTGGCATAGAATAAGATCGAACAATATAATCTTGCGCAGTTACAAGTCGATTCTGTGTAGCAAAGTTACCTAATGCAGAATTTTTAATTTCATTAAGCGTTTCTTGAGATCTTGCTCCGGCAGCCGGATTTGTATTATTAACCGTTAAACTTCGTTTTACAAAATTCAGCATTCCGGTTGATTCCGAACTATTAATATTATCTAAAAATTTAACTTGACTAATTTCAGTCAACGTGTTCGCGTCTACATTATCAGCAACCCCATTTCCAATTGTATATGTTACCGTTAATGTGGTATTAGCTGGAGCTTGACCATATGCTCTAGTATATAAAAAATTCGAAGGATCTATATCTACATCAATAGGTCTTCTGAATCCTGCTAATCCGTTGCCTACGTTATCCGGGTTAGGAATAATTTCTTCATCATTATTATCAGATATACCAGCACCAAATTGTATCTCAGTTTTATTATCAGATCTCAATCGTGTTACATATCGTTTCGATGTTTTTTTCAATTTCAACAGATTTGTAACCGATGATCTATACTGTGATAGATCTGGGTCATTCTCTACTAAATTTGGAACATCTTCAAAAACAGTATCTTGTGCTAAATACGGTACCTGATACCAATTATCTCCATCTGACTCTTCAATACTTAATATGTCAATTACATTTAAATCAGGTAATACTATTTTATCATATGGTACTGGGCCATCAAATGAAAAAGTTGCTGTCTTAACTGTTCCGGAGGTAGCTCGAGCTGTTTTCTTAAGAAGATAATATATTGGTAAATTTGTAGTAGTATCGGCTTCATACACAGTTACTTCAGTTGGATCAAAAGAAGAGCTCGTTGTAAAGTCTACGTAGTCTAGAGTCCTAAATTCGGCAACTCCGTCTTGTTGCTTAACACGTAAACCAGGTTGAACTGTAACTGCATAATTATAATCTGGCCTAACATTATCACCAGTACCGATAGCCGGAACAATAATATATAAGTCTAAATTAGTTTGTGCTCCGGTAATATTTTTTGCATTGTAACCTAATGCTCGGGCCAGATCCAATACATTTGCTCTTTCTGAAGCGTGTTCTAATAATGACTCCTTAAGATTTGAATCAGAATAATAAGATAAAACGTCGCCTACGTATGATGCCAATTCTATTAAAACCATCCCGGGCGATGATTCATTAAAATCTGTATATGAATTTGGGAAATATTGTTTTGTAAAATCAATTAAGTTTTTCTTGAAGTTAGAAAAATCTTTCCCTAAATATGATATATCTTTTGTCTGATTCATTATTATCCTTATTGTACTGTAATATTTTGACCGTTTGACTCAATAACAATAGGATCTCCACTAAAATCATTAACCGCCCATTCTATGGATATTGATAATGATAAATCTAATCCCGGGTCATCTTCAAATGTTTTTATTTCTATATTGGTAATTTCAATATACGGAAGCCAGATATTAATTGTTTCAGTTATATCCGTAATTATGAGTTGCTTTAACTGATCTGTTATAGGTTCAAATATATAACGCATTAAATTAGAACCAAATGTAGGATGATATACTCTTTCTCCTTCAACTGTCAATATCAAATTGATTAAATTTTCTTTTGCTTGATCAAACTTTGAATATATCGGAGGAAGTATACTAGTAGTTTTCGTAATCGAAGTACCTAGTACTACAGAATTTGAATTATCTTGTATATCTTTATTGGTTATATTTAATACAGTATATCCCATTATCTATTCTTTTTCGAATCAATAGCTTTCATTAAAGCACTATAATCACGTGTCATTGCTTTTGCAACTGCAGGAGTAACACTCATGTTTTTGCCAGTTTCTGGATCTGTCATGACAGTTGGAGCATTCATCGATGGATGTATAGGCATACCTTGACGCATTTTTCGTTGAGCTCCAAAATTCATTGCATCAGCCGAAGTCATGGAAATGTCTTCTGTCATTAAGTCTGCATATGACGCGTTCATAGCAGTTGGCTGTTGCTCTCGTAAAGATTCGGTTTCATTTAAAATATCTGAAAATTTATTTTTTTCAAATTCAACTTTATTCTTTCTTGTTGCAGATCTAACTCCCGCCGGTTTATTAATATATGAAGCTGATTCTTTAATAGTTTCAGATTTCATTTCGTTGATTGTAGATTGTAACCCCTCTTGTAGTATTTCTGTTAGTTCTTCTTTAATAACTTCCCGAACTTGTTCTTTTACTACTTGCTTTAAAATTTTTAAAAACTTAGTCTGTTCCATAATAATAGTTTTATTTATTAATAAATATTTGTATTGATAATTTATGACCAAGAAACGTCAGAAGGTTTCGGGCCAAATATAACACCAGAAGTCGTATTAATATAATAATCTCCAGATACACCAATATTATTAGCAGGGTCTGCTGTACCAGATAAAATCTTATTAGGAGCTTCTTTTAAAGATGTTGATATTTGTTGTCCTTCTTCTAATAACGCCTGTATTGTCTGCAAACGCTGATTGATATCTTCATCTGTCACATTAACTTCTCGATAAAATGTGCTAGGATACAAATTTGCTAAATCTGTTAATGATAATCCTTGATTTAAATTGGTTTGTGATAATTGACCTAATCCATTGAATCGTTGTGAATCTCCACATACTTGAGATAACAATTGATCTGCTAAATTTCCTACGGCAGATACTTTAGTTAAAACCGGCGAAAATAATTCAATTTGCGTAGACAATGTTTCAAGAAAATTAGAAATACGATCTATTGCTTCAGCCGCAGCTGATATAGTTTGAGAAATACCTGCAGGTGGCCCGGTTGGTATCGCTAATGCTACAGTTGATGCTGCTTGCGCCGTAGTCGACACTATTTTTAATATATCCACCGTGGTTGGAACAAATGATAATATTGGGTCAAGTGTGGCAATAACCCCGTTTAAACGTTCTAATAAGCTGCGTATTTGTTGAATTTGAGGGTCATTACATGAAATATTAGGAGAAACGCTTAGCAATTTATTCTGCAATTCTGCTGTTGTATTAATTAGTTTGGACTGTGTATCTGACAATAAAGGAGATACCTGTTGTTGCAACTGCGGTATTATGTTAGGTAATTGATTAAATGGAAAAACCGTTGCCATTATTATCCTTTATATTTATATTTATCTTGTAATATATTTGTATTTTCTGCTTCTCCTAGTTTTGTTAACAGTGGTACTAGTTGAGGGCTTAAAAGTAAACGATCTCCCTTTACTGTGCCAGCAGATAGAATTTTAATAAGTTCACCGATTATTTCTATTATTGCCGTGCTG